CCCCGATTTCCTATGCCGCCGCCCGCCAGTGGGCAGCGGATCACCTGAGTGCCGAGGCATATGAGGCCGAGTTCGGCAAGGTCGTGGAGGACGACAGCCAGACCACGATTACCCTATCCCTGCGCGCGGACACGGTCGAAGCGCTGCGCCGCACCGCCGCTAAGGCAGGGCAATCCCTTAGCGCCTACGTCGAGCGGGTACTGCGCCCAGCGGTGGGCATCCCTTACTCGGCGGACATGCCGGTCGGGGAGAATTGACGCTATGGGCGGCAAGCAGGATCTCGCCGGACAGACCTTTGAGCTGTGGACAGTGCTCGCCGCCGCGCCACCTGACACAAGCGGGCGCCGGCGCTGGCATTGTCGCTGCGCCTGCGGGAAGGAACGCGACGTGCTTGGGTACGCCCTGACGCACGGGATTACACGATCCTGCGGGCACACCAGCGGGGAGCGCCAGCGTGCAGACCTGACGGGCCGCACGTTTGGTAAACTGCAGGTGCTTGACAGGTGTGGCTACGCCCAGCGCGCGCACCAGACAATATGGCGCTGCCGCTGCGCCTGCGGAAGGGAGACGGAGGTCACCGCCGGGAATCTCCTTAGCGGGCATACCACATCTTGCGGCTGCGTTTTGTCCGCAGCGCAGCAGTCCACGGTGGCTCGTGTCGATGGCCTGCGGAACTCTCCCCGCACCGGGGCCTTTGAAACCAATATCCGGGCAAAAAGCTGGATCTTGACGGACGGCCGCCGGGTGTACGCGATCCGCAATCTGTCCAAATTTGTGCGGGAGCACGCAGAGCTCCTCGGCATCGACCCCGACCCGGTCTTCATCAAACGGGCGCTCCGAGGGCTGTTTGACGCGGCGCAGAAAAAATATAAGTGGTTTGGCTGGAGCATAAGTCAGGTGGATGATGCTACCCGGTAAGCAAGCCCCCTCGCCGTAGCCGCGAGGGGGGCTTAAATTTCAAAAAAAATAACCCCCTCTCGCCGTGATGGTGAGAGGGAGTTTTGCGTCTTACTTAGCCAGCAGCGCACCCCACGTGTCGGGGCCGCAGATGCCGTCCGCCGTCAGGCCGTTTGCACGCTGACAAGCCTTGATTGCCGCGACGGTCGCCGCGCCGCAGATACCGTCCGCGCCGCAGATACCGCACTTATAGCCCTGCGCAATGAGCGCGCCCTGCATGCTGCGCACCGCGTTGCCGCGGTCGCCGTTGCCAATCATCTGTGTTGCTACCATGATAATGTCCTCCTTGGTTGTGTTGTTGGTGGCCGTTTCCGTCTTGCCGGAAGTCATCTCGGCAAGCGGGAAATACTTGCCGGGGCAGTCCGTGGTAGATCCGGCGACATCTTTGTGGCCGATCACCTTAGTGATGCCCCAGCGCCGCTTAATATCGGCTACCAGCGCCTGTCCAGCGGCCAGCTGCGCGGCGGGCATGGTCTGCTCTACCTGATAATTACCCTCGAAGCAAACACCGATGCTGTGGCTGTTAGCCCCATAGGCGTGCGCGCCTACCGTATCTTCGGGCCGTCCGCGATAGATCGTGCCGTCCTTGCGCACAAGATAGTGGTAGCCGATACCCGCCCAGCCGTTGCCGACGTGCGAGCTGTGTACGCCGTCCGGCGTGCAGGTGGTCGTGCCGGAGTGGTGCAGGATCAGCAGATCCGTCGCGCTGCGCTTGCTGAGCGGCTTTGCCCATTTGTAGGTTTTTTCGATGATGTGCATCTTATTCCTCCTCGTTGCCCGCCGGAATCTTGTCCTCCACACTCACCTTCAGGCGTTTGATCAGGCTCTGCAGAAATCCCGGCACCGGCGCGCCCAGCGCGGCCACATTCTCCAAAATTGAGATCAGCTCATTGATGACCAGCCAGATCACCACGATCGAAGCGATCAGGAAATCCAGCTTCCAGTCCAGTCCCATCTGATCCGCCCCATACCGCACCAGCCAGTCCAGCACGCAGGCCACCGCGACGATCACCAGATAGCCGACCTTTTTCAGGATGCCGCCGATGCCGACGCGGCTGCTCAACTCTCCGGCCTGCCACGCCTTGGCCATGCCCGTGATGTAGTCCAGCACCATCACCGCCACGAGGATGATCGCCGGGATGATGAGCTGCGTGCCGTAGGATGCCAGCGTCCCCAGCGCTGCCGCAAGCACGGCCTTGATTGCGTTTTCTTTCATGATTTCTCCTTCCTGCGCATTGCGCGTGTAAATTAAGCCCGTCAGGGCGGGTTAGTTGGTTATACCTCCGTCTCGATGATGTCTATCTTACGCCTCCTTTTATGTAATCGGTTCGTTGATGGTAGCGATAACTGCCGATGCGTCCGTGCAGATCAGACTCAAGCGGATGTAATGCTCTCCGGGCGCTGTTACCGTGACGATATCCCCATCGCTGGTAAAATTGAGACTATTCCATGTGTGCCCGTTGTATATGTAACTCGTAGATACCAACGTTGCCGTTGCGCTGTACTCTGCCGCGGCGCTTTTCCAATCATTCGCAGCGGGGAGGCTCGCACCCTTGATACGGAGCGTATCTCCTGTTTTTAGGTGGATCAAGCTTGCTGCGTCCATATTTGCGCCGATTGTTGCCCATCCTGTCTGCGCTTTGTTCGTACCGCTCGACGTACTCAATCGCGTGTCCGCAGAGATTCCGACAGTGTCGATGATGTTCGTAACCTCAGCCGCACAAGTAATCACGATGTTGCCCGTTACCTTGGAAATTGTGATCGTGCTGCCGGAAACCGTAGATGCGGAAATGTTTGTGCCGCCCATCATGACGGTGATCGCACCCAGCTTCTTGAAAGTTCCCGTCGGAGAGAGCACCGTGGTATAGGCCGCGCCCTCGGCGATGGTATTCGCCGTGTTGGACGATGCACAGTTGGTGAGATTGCGCGTGATGTTGTAAGTCACAGACGGTGCAGAGGCCGCCGCAGTGATCGTGACCGATCCAGTCACCTTGGCGATGTTGATTGCACCGCTGCCAGCCGAGTAAGACGTGGCCGTGATATCCACGCCTCCCATTTTGACTACTACCGACGTGATCGTCTTTCCGCTTTCCGCCGCGATGTTCGCTGTGTACGCTTCGCCGTAATCCGCCTGATATGCGGAGTTGCTGATCGTGCAGCCCGTGAGATTTTTGGTGATCGTCTGATACCAGTGCAGCGTCTCCGGCGTTCCGTTGATCATTGCCGCTCGGCAAGCGTTGATATCAGCCATTGACATTCCGTACGTTCCCACGGCAAAATGCATGCACTTATCGCGAAACGTATCGCCGGAAACGGCGTTGATCGCATTGATAAGCCTCTTCCAGTCTGATTCATTCCGTCGACGGGCAAGTGCGTCTGTCCCGGAGCCGGAATAAAAGGTAGTCAGCTCATAATCCTTGTCGATGTCGGACTGGCTCATGCCGAGCAAGCCCTCCAGCACACACGCGAGAGTGCCGGTACGATCTGCACCTGCGGTGCAGTGGAAATACACCGGCTCCCGATGCGTCACTGCGTCGATCACGCAGCGAAGATAGAGCTGCCACGTTTCAACCGGCGTCAGCGCGTAGGACGCTGCCTTGTCGGCAATCGCAAACCACACATCGCCGCCAAGCGGAGATTCCGTTGCAACGTCACCGTCGGACGGGTCGCGCCCCTCTTTGCCTCTAAGGTCAATTTCATGCTGCACGCCAAGCTGGCCGACCAGTACCGCCCGATCTGCGGCAGAGATACGCCCGCCCCGAATCAGTAGGCCGTATTTTACCGTGCCGCCGTCGCAGGCCCATCCGCCAAGGTCGCGCACGTTCCACGCTTCTGCAGAGTTTTCTCGCGTGCGAATCCACCGCAGTGCATCCAGCGGTTTGAGCGTGCCCGCTTTCCCGCCGGAGGCAAACGGCGTCAGCACATTCGGTACTTCGTTGTAGTGCGTCACCCCACCAGCCGTCTGCCCAATGGGCTTGTAATTGCTCACAACATCTGTTGCAGGCGCATAGTTGGCAATCTGTGACGTGCTGTAATCGCTCGGGTCATAGGTCACGTTGGCAAGATAATTCCGTACCGCCTCCGGGCACTGATGCCACTCAACTGCTTCGCTTCCGGAGAGTGCTCGCACAGCAGCGCCCATCTCGGCAACTTTGTACTTCGTGGCCGTGCCGTTTTTCTCGCGGATAGCTGCCGCAATGTCCTGCACGGAGGACTCTTCATACAGCTTTTTAGACATCAATAACTTACCTCCGTACCGTCGGGAAGCGCCGCAATGACGCTGTTGACAATCTCCTGTTTGTCAGCCGCCGTCCAGTAGTCCGTGCCTTTTACCGGCGTCTTTCCGTCCGTGCCTGTCTCTCCCTTCGGCCCCTGCGGGCCCGGTGCACCGGCAGGGCCTTGCGGGCCAGCCGGGCCAGTGTCACCCTTTTCTCCCTGTGCGCCATCTTTTCCGTTTGCACCATCCGAGCCATTCGCACCAGTGGCTCCGCGAGACGGCTTCCCGGTGTCCGTGCTGCCGATGTACCAGTTTCCATTGTCGCCGATGTGCGGCGTAACGCCGTCCGCACCAGCCGCCCCCGGTTTGCCATCCGCGCCATCCTTGCCGGTTGCACCGGCAGGGCCTTGCGGGCCAGCCGGGCCAGCCGGGCCAGTCGCGCCGTCGAACTCACCGGATGCCTTGGCCTGCGCAAGCGCCGCGTCCGTCGCAGCCTGCAGATCGGTCTGGGCGACAGCCCCCACTTCCGCTGCTGTGTAGGTAGGTTTCTTTTCGGCCTTCGCCCACTTCGGGACGGTCGGGTCGGTTTCCTCGACCGGGTGCTCGGCGAGATAATCAGCAACTGCCTTGGCAATGTCATCCGGTTTTGCGCCACCCATCCCATTGATAAGCTCCATGAGTTGATCGTACACATCGGGCGCGGGATCGGCAGGCGCGCCAGCCGCAGACCGCACGGACGGCAGCGCGCGCAGGATTGCCACGCGCGACGTGCGGATGTCGCCCGCAAACAGGCCGATCTGCACCACGCCCGGCACGGTGCAAACGGGCAGCTCGGTCGTGTCGCCCGCAAACACCTTATCCGTGAACGTGCCGTCCATGTAGATCGCGCGCATGGTTTTGGTATCGTAGGCGCTCCACTCTTCGTCGAGCGTCCAACGCACCGTGTAGTCGCTGTTGTCGCATACGATGGATTGCGTATCAGACACCGCGACCTTGTGCGCCACTGTAATGTTGATATCAGGCATATTATTCCTCCTTACGCTGTGCGCTTCCAGACATATACCGCCAAATACGGCGGCATATTGTTGTGTGCCTTGCCCCAGTCATCGGCCTGTGTGTACATGCCGTAACCCTCCCCAGCAGCCCCGCTGGTGGACGTTACGATTGCGTTTTCGCCGCTGCCAGATGCCCACACAGCTCCTGGCAACTGGAATCGGCTTAGCGTTACCTCCGCTTCGCCTCCATTCGCTCCAGCCTTGTAGGTGTTTCCCGCGGCCAGAAGGAAGCGGTCTTCGATCCGCTCCCACGTCCCGCCGAAGAGCGTGCCTGGATCCGTCGCCGCTGTAGACAAGTAGATCGCCCCGACCGGATATGTGCGGTCCAGCAGCGTCTTGCCGGCGACGACGAGCGTGCCATCCACGGTGACGCTCCTATCAAAGTAGGCGTCGAGCGCCACCTGCAGGGCGTTGAGCTTATCGCAGAGACGCCCAATGCCGACGGACAGTCGGCTCTTGCAGTAGTGCAGCAGTGCAAAAGCCGCCGGCAAATCTCGGACGGTGGATCCGATGCTCTCCCAGTGATCCGTCGCCAGCACGCGCACCTCGTAGCGAGTGCTTTTCGTGGCCGCGAATACAACGGATACGTCGGCCGGGCTAAAATCGCCCTCCTCGGTGATGGCGGCCGTCAACCAGTTGGCCGCGCCGTGCTCGCGATATTGCACCGTGTAGCGGGCGGTATTTTTGCCGTCAAGCGGGGTGATAGCGGCCGAAAATGTCACCTTGCCATACTCGCCCGACCAGTTGGCCGTCCCGTCTGCGTTGCAGCGGGCGGCAGCGATGGCCGATACCTGCGGCCTGGCATAGGCAATTACAGTGATATTCTGTGCCCACGTGGCCGTCCGGCCGCGGCTATCCGTGACGGTGCAGCTGACGGCCAGCGTGCCGGCGCCCGGCAGATAGTCCGTCGTGTTGTTGGCCGACGCCCCGGTGTAGATATCACCAACCTTGACGTTGTACGCCTTGATGCTGCTGCCGTATATGCCGGCTGCCGTGACGGCGACCTTCAGGCGGCTGCGCAGCTGGACGTAGCCGCCATACGTGTCAGCGACCTTGGTAGGATCGCTCAGGGCGACCGAGATCGTCGGGACGGTATCGTCCGAGATGGACACCGTGACCGGCGTAGACGTCTCCCCAATTTTTGTATCACCGCTGTAGGTGATACAATGGATAGCTCCAACACCCGCAGCGCTGCTGGGTATCTGTTCGGCGAGTGTTTTGGGCGGCGTCCAGCTGATACTCGTCGCGGCCGTCTTGCTCGCGATTGTTTCGGTGGCCTCGCCGAAGTAATACACCAGCGTGTGCCGGAAGGCGGAGCTCGCCGGGCTGAGGGAGATCGTCCCAGCCTTGCCCATTGTCATGGCGCCCACCGCGGCCGTTGTCGCCCGCGGGATGGTGGATAGATTAACCGTCTTGTTCGTGCGGACTACGCCGTCAGAGATGTCGGTATCCATCCACGTGCGCACCGCGACGGTGCCGGTGCCGTCTGCATTGTGCGGGACGGTGATGGTGGTGTCGAGGATTACCTGTGTGGTGTTGGCCGGCAGCGTGTAGCTGACGGTATACTCCTGCTCGGCGCCCCCGTTGATGGAGATGTAGTAGTAGGCCGTCCGGGTAAAGACGTTGCGGCTGCTCCCCGTCTGGGTGCTCGTCCAGCGGATGCGGACGGTGGAATAATTGCCCTCGATGCTCTGGCCGATCTGATCCACAGACAGGCTCTGTGATACTGCCATATGCCCTCCTTAATACACGACCTCGTCGCCGCTGTCGTCGGCAGCGTGGATCACGTTGCCGACGATGAGATACGATACCCTCACGCGCAGCGCCTCAACGCCTTCGGCCGTGATCTGCAGCTCCGGCGTGTTGTTGCGCACAAACTGGAGCACGTCATTGTCCAGCCGGAGGAGGATCTCATTGCCCGTCTCGCCGATGATCAGGCCGTCGCTCGTAAAGCGGAACGCCTTGGTGATCTCGCTGTACTTGCGCTGCAGATCTCCGTCTACGTTATCCACACGGTCCGAGATCCGGGTGATGTCGATCGAGAGCTGGTCCGAGAGCAGTGCCAGCTTGGTGGAGACCTGCTCCTTATATTGACCGAAATCCCCGGTCTGCACATACCCCTCGAGCGCCGACAGAATAATCGAGTTAACGTTTTGCTGCAGCGAGGTGATCTGCTCGTGCGTCGTCTGAATGACGCCGCCGATCTGCTGCGTCATGTCGCTGCGTGCGCTGTCGATATCCTCCTGCAGCCTGCGGCCTGCGTCCACGCGGGCGCCGGTATAGGTGCGGCGCGCGCCGCCCATGACGATCTGCGTGTTGCCAGGGTTTAGAATATCCGGAGACAGTTCCAGCAGCGGATAGGCCGCGCTGTAGCCGTGCGGCGTGGACACGAGGAGCGTCATGCGGCCGACGCGGAAGTGCTGGACGCCGTCCATCCACCCAAGATCTGCAGCCGTGCAGCTGATTGTCTCCGGCATGGATAGGCCGTTGTCGGCCAGCGCGGCCTTGGCCTTGGTCAATAGGTTGTCCGCGACGGTGACATCGTCCCACTTGGCATACCTCGTAATGCGGCCGTGGGCGGCGATCCCGGACTTGCTGTAGATGATGGCGCCGGTTTTGACAAGATCGTCCGTCAGATCCCTGTCCTCCAACCCCGAGATCGTCAGCCCGTCCTTGCCCACCGGCAGGATGGCCGTGTAGATCTCCGTCCCGTCCTGCGCGCTGGTTAAATCGAGCAGGTTGGCCGCAAACTCGACCGACTGCGTGTTGGAGAACGGCAGCTCATCATAGTAATCCAGATAGTTGCCGTCCGTCTCGTACCGAATAAGGAGATACCCGCCGAGGGACGATCCCGCGAGCCGGGTGAGGATTGTCTCCATTGCGGTGAGGTAATCGGTCGAACTACGCGTGATATAGTTGTTGGGGTCCGTCACAGTGCACACGCCGGGTTTGATCTGCTGCTCCGCGGACACCTGCTCGTTGTGTCGGGCGAGGATCCACCGCAGGAGATACTCCACGACGTTGCCGCTTTCGGCTGCGGCGAGATACCCCGCGTCCTCAGCAAAATCGTCCGGATACGCAAACGGCTCGATGATGCTGTCGTTGAGGCAGGCCATCATGCCCTCCGTTTCGATCCTGTGCGCCCCATAAAAGTCCTTGGTGTCCCGGGTGATACGCCCGCGGTAGATCGGCACGGAGCCGTCCAGCAGCGTCACCACGCCGCGCATCTTGCGTAGGTAGCCCAGATACGGGTGATCCGGCTGAAGCGTCACAGAGAGGTCGCCAGCCTTGCCGACGGCCAGATGGACGGAGGGATCCCGGATAATGAGCTTATCCTCCCGCGTGGCAAGGCGGGGATCGTAGAGGACATACGGCCCGTATGTGATCTGATACACTACAGCGTCGCCTCCTGGTACTTGATCTCGATGGAGCCGGTTCCGCTGGCCACCTTGGCCGATAGGGTGTTGTCCCCCGCGGCGAGCCGGATCTCCGGCCGCCGGTGCGTGCCGACACCCAGCGCGATCTCGTTGCCGCCCCACAGCAGCGTCGTATCCTGCGCCACCGTAATGGTGGGGATAACCGGCCGTGCCTCGTTCATGAGCGTCAGCTGCTTGTAGGTGACGGAGAGGTCGGATGCGGTAACGACGGTCGGCTCGAGCTTGTAGCGCCACGGATCTGCGTGGAGTGCTACAGGGATCTCGCCGGAGCCGTAGCCCGAGAGATTACCGATTGACAATGTACCGCGGTAGTAGTGATCGGCGTCGTGAGGCAGCACGAGCTGCACTTCCCGCCCGTGGTAGGCGTCAAGGAGTTGACGCCTAATAGCCTGCAGCTCCGTGTCCGCCTTGCGAACAAAAAGGGTCATCGAGATGTCGACATCGTCATAGACTGGCTCGCCGGTCAGGGCCTGACTGGCATCTATGCTGCCATCCATACCCGGCACGGTGATGCGCGTTGTTCGGATGGCCGGAGCCGGGATATCTACGTCTGCCAGCAGGCACAGTCCATACTGCGTCAGCGTATCAACCCCGTCGATTTTCACACCGTGCAGCATCAAGTCACCCCCCTCGCCTTTTTCCCGTCGATGCGGCCGAGACCGGTGTCTACCCAGCCGACCACCTCGCCGCTGTCAAGCACGACCTTCAGGTCGCTAAGCCTGCCGATCAGTGCCTGCAGTGCATACAGGATCGATGCCATACTTTTATCGGATGTGCCGGCACTGCCCGCGATGTCGGCACCGGCACGGAGTGAGATCCGGCTCTCGAGGTCTCCTGTGGTCGCGGCAACAACCTTGCGCATGGCCGACTTGATGGGCTGCAGATTACCGGCAACACCATTGGCGAGACCCCGATCGAGCATCTCGCCCATCCACGCTGTCTCGGTGGACGGGGAATGAATCCCGAATACGGACTTGATGCCGTTGAGCACGGACCTGCCGAAGCCCCTGATCTTGTCGAGGATCCACCCGACCTTATTGCCGATGCCGTTCCACAATCCTTTTACAAGATTTCCACCGATCTCCTCGAGCCTAGTGATCTTGCTGTCGAAGTAGTCGTGGATCAGCTGCGGGATTGACTTGATGTAATCCAGCATTCCCCTAATCGTTTCCGCAGCATTTTCGCGGAGCCCGGATGCCATATTCCGGAGACCATCGCCGATCCTCCGAATGACCGCAGAACCCTTCTCCACCCAGTTGACGGCGGCGATGACGCTGATAATCGCCTCAATGATCTTACCCATGTTCGCAATGATATTGGGGATATTCTGGATCAGGCCAGTAATGAGTTTCCAGATCAAGACCGCGGCGGTCTCGAGAAGTTTTGGCGCATTGTCGTTGATGGTATTGGCGATGTTGATAACAATATCCGGCACATAGGCGATCAGATCGGGCAAGGCCGCGATCAGGCCGTCAGCGAGCGCAATGATCGTCTGCATGCCGGCGTCCACCAGCAGCCCAATATTATCGTGGAGCTGAGCCGTGAACGACGAGAGCATCGGGAGAGCTTGTGCCAAAAAGGACGGGATGCCTGTAACGAGGCCGTTGGAGATGCCTTGCAGCAGCTCCATGCCCGCCGAGAAAAACGCCTGTAGCGTATCCGGATCCGTAAACGCCTGAAGCGTCGGCATTAGGTTCGCCTTGATGATCGGGCCGAGACCCGAGAGCACCGTAACAAACGCCGTTGGAAGCTGCGTCACCACATTTGTTACGGTCGGGATCAGGTTTTTCGCAAAATTCACGATAGTCGTCGAGAGGGCGTTCAGCGACGGGGCGATATCCTCGCCGAGCGCCATATTACCAAGCACATTCTTCAGCGCAGACTTAACCGCACCCATAGACCCGGAGAGTGTTTCCTCCGACTCCCTCGCAAAGTTTCCGGCGTACTGCTCCGTGCGCTCGAAAAACATCTGCATCGCGAGCTGCGCTTTCTCGGCATTACTCGCAGTGTTCCAGTCGAAATTGATGCCCTTCTCGAGCGCATAGGCCGACAGCGTCGTAGCGTTCATGGCGACACCGAGGTTATCCATCATGGTAAAGTTGCCCTTTGCGGCGCCGGCAATGGATTCCAGCGCCATAGAGGTATCAATACCCATAACAGACGCGACGTCGGCCGCACGCTGCATGGCCTTGGTGGTCAGATCCAGCGACTCGGCCTGCGAGATGCCAGAACCCTGGAAAAGCGACGCCATGACATTTGCCTTGGACATGTATTCGGACGCGCTGGTGCCCATGTTCTTGTAAGCGGTCTTAGCCGTCTCTTGGATATTGCGTGCAAACTCGCCAAAAACGACCTCCGTGCCGCCGAGGTTCTGCTCGAGATCCATGCCCTCGGTCACGGCGGACTTGATTGCCGTACCAATCCCGATGGAGATGATAGCCTTTTTTATGGCCGATCCGATCTTGATGCCGGCAGACGCGCCTGCCGCCGCTGCGGGTGCGTCCATCTGGGCACGGAGGTTGTTCGTCATGCCCTTTGTCGTCGGCAGAATTTGCACATATGCCTTTGCAAGCTCAGTTGCCATTGATGATCCGCCTCCTCTCGGCTTCAAACTCTTCCGGCGTGTTGTATCCCTGCGGGGCGTTCTCTGCGCCCTCAAGGGCGTCGATGATGGACTGCGGCCTGTTGCGGCCCCTTCGGCCGTCCTCCGTTTGACCCCAGACGAGCAGCCCCAGCCGGTCAACGACTGCCGCGAGCAGAAGGGTGTTTACACGGAGCGACTGGTCGCTGAGCCGCATCTTAATGCGACTGTCTGCCCTCAAACCAAAAGCGAGGGTTGCCAGCGTCCTTGCTGGCAGCCCTCGCAGGTCGTAAATGTGGTAGGTCTCCGCCATGTCGCAGATCAGCGCGTCCCTGTCCACAGAGATCATTTTGGCGAGGGCCATCATTTTTTTCCGGTGTCACCCAGCGCGGCAATGATATCCGCAATCTCGGACGATGCGGCGGAGATCGGCACTCGGCCATCCTCCGTGCGCAGGTGGTCATACAGCGCCGCCTTGCCGTCGCTGCCGAGCAGCCGCTCCAGCACGCTGGGTACCCTGAGCACATCACCGCCGTCAAGGGCTGCCAAATCCTCGATTACGAGGAGGTCGTCCAGCGCAGCCGGATTGATGCTCCATCTAAAGCCGCTCGGCGTTTCGATGTTTTTCCGCTCCATACGCCCTCCTTACGATGCAGCCTTGAGGTACTCGTAGTGCGTATTCCCAGCGCTGTCCGGTTCGGCGGAGATCGTAATGTCGTAGCCGATTGCACTATCATCCTTGTAGGCGATCTCGCCGATTTCCGTGATCGTTCCTTTGGGGATTACAACACGCTTGAGCACGCCGCCCTTCATGATCATGTCGCACACCCAGCAATGCGCCTGCAGCTCAGACGAGTTGGCCTTGACGGTGATCCCGGTCGCCAGCGCCCCGGTGACATTGCTGTCGCCGTAGACCGCCTTAAGTACATCAACATTGAGAGATTCGATGAGAGTGCACTTAAACTTGTCCGGCTTGGACTTCTGCGGCGTGAGGACAGTGTCACCGCCCCACGCCTTAACCTCTTCTGATTCCGGGGAGTTTTCGTTCGTCATGCCGTCCTCGGAGATATACCCAAGGTTCGCAAACGCCTCATCAAGCGCTGCGGCCGCATCGGTCGGCAGAGCGCTGCCGAGGGCAGCCATACTGAGCGCACCGCCGGTTTTTGCTTTGCTGGCCGATACGTTAGATGTATTACTCAAGAGATCACTCCTCTCAATATGTCAAATCATATACCGCCTGATAGCGGTACGTCTTGGTGTCGGTGTCTGTGTAATTGTAGTCGCTGTTGAGGGCCGATCGGCTCACATCTGGCAGTCCCACGATACCGTCCATCGCGGTCTTGACCTCCTCATTGATTTCGGCGGCGCGGAGCAGTGACTTGCGGCTGCAGGATTTAATAGCGAGTGTGGCACGATCTATGTGATTCTCTCGGCTGCTGCCGGTCTTCGAGATCACAACATACTCCTCATCCGGCTGGACAGGCACCTCCATATAGCACGGGTACCCGATCTGTGCAGACAGGTAGTCAAGGACGATTTTCTCAATCACCATTGCCCACCGCCTTCAGTAAGGTGTCATTTGCGAGGCAGTCTTTGATTGCCTCTTGCGTATGCGCCGCAATCTGGACGTTCCAACGCTTGGCGCCGCGGCGCTCCGTCATCTCGTAGCCATCGGCAGGGAGCCGTGCCATGATGGCCCGTCCATGCTCCGCAACAATATCATGGATCTCGTCGGAGCACATCAGTTCCCTGGCGCCAGTCAGTTTGATTTTAAGATTACCCATCGCAGCTCTCCACACTCACCTTTGTGTTCCAACTCAGAGGGATTAGATTGTCAATCCCACTGATCGGCACGCCGATTGTCCGCCACGTCCGGCCCCAAAACTGCACCCGGCGATCCTCCCAGATGTGCGCATCTCCTTTCGGGATGGCCAGCTGGTACACCGCGCGGCGCCCTGTCAGATTGAGCATATCGAGCATCTCCTGACTGCTCACGGGGGCTACCAGCACATTGGGGACCTCAACCGGCGTCTCCTCGCAGATCGGTCGATTAAAAGCGTCGGTACCCGTCTGCTGCTTATCGAGCAGAGTTACTGTGATCCCCGTCATACAGTTCAATCACCCCAATTCGCTGCCGGCGCAGACCCAGCCGCGCCAGTTCCGACTTTTTGACAAACAGGCCGCCGCCGGGAACAAGATACGTCCCGCTGACGGAATAGCCAAGTGCAGACTGGGACATCTGCGTCATGGGCGTGCCATCGGTCGGGGTCATCAGCGTGCGGGCTACAACGTCGACCGCGACGGATTTGACAACAGATGCGGACAGGTCGCCGTCAACAACCATCTGGTCAAGATCTTTGCCGACGTTGTGCGCCTCCTGCCGCAGACTGTCGATGACAATCGGCAGCAGGACGGCAACACGTTCCGTCTCCTCCGGCGTAAGCGGCCTATACAGCGCAATTACATCCTGCGTCGTTGCGTAGCTCGCCATGCCGTAACCTCAGGTCAGTCCGAGCCGCCGCCAGAAGCAGCGGCCTTGATAAGGGCGAACGCCTTCGGGGCGAGGATGCCCCAGCCGACATATGCCTCGGCGCGCAGGTAGATCTGGTTGTGCCCCTTGAGATCGCCCAGCGTGGTGTCATTGTCGGGATTACCATACTTGATGATCTCGATCGGGATCTCCTTGGCGAAGCCCCAGCGGAAGTAGCTGAAGTCGCCCACCAGCGCACGATCGAGGCTGGAGTTTGCCGAGAGCGTCATATTGCTCTGGACGCGCAGACCGTTGATCGTGCCGGGTGCGGCGCCCCACGCCAGCTCCGGATAAAGCTTGCGGCCGTCCGTCGTGGTCATTTTGGCCAGATCCGCCTTGAAAGCCGGTGCCATCACAAGACCGGTGACATCGTACTCCTGCGCCTGTACGAGGGCAATCGCCGACTCGATATTGGCGTCTGGCGTGTCGCTCGCCGCGATTGTGACAATCTGGTCAACGTTGGCGTCGAAGTGGTTGGTGCCAATCACAGTGGACGCCGTGGCAGTACGCGGGTTAATGCCGTGGAACGCCATCAGGTCGATGCCCTTTGCTAGCTTCCGGGCGAAGCCGTCGGAAAAGGCCTGCATATAGTCCAGCTGAACGCTCTCGGTGGCATAGAGAAACTCGTCCGAGATGCGGCAGCCGTATTCCACCTTGAGCGGTACGGTCGTGACGGGGCTGACAGTCGCGCCGCCCTTCGACTTAGATCCGTTCTCCGCGACTACATCGATCTCGCGGTCCAGGGTGAACGTGAACTCCTTGAGCCCGTTAAACGGGAGCGGTCGGGACGGGCACAGCTGCGCCAGCGCGCTCTTGCCCTTGGTCTGGTTGATGAGTTCCGGAACCAGCTCCTCGGGAAAGAGGCTGCCTTTACTCAGGATATCTGCCATAGTTAATCTCCTTTACTCGTCAGATTTTGTGTCAGCCGCCGGAGGGCGGCCTGCTTGGAATCAACGTCCGGCGGATCAGTGTTCTTGAGCGGCGCGTCCCTGCCGGAACGGACAAACAGTGCGGACAGGCCTTCGGCATCCTTGCGGATTGCGGCCTCATCTTCGCCGGTCAGCCTCGCAGCCATCGCATAGGGGAGCCCCAATTCCAGAGCAATCCGCGTTTTTACCGAGTCGGTCTCGTATCTCTTGTTCTGGGCGGTCAGGGTATCGACCTGCTTCTGCAGGGCGGCGGAGGCGTCTGTGCTTTCTTTGCCGGCGCGCTGCAGATCCGCAATCTGCTGCTCGTAATTAGCGACCCTGTTCTTGAGGTCGTCATAGTCCGCAAACTTTTTTGTTACGGTTTCTCGCTCACGGGCGAGCCGATCCTTGATGGCGGCGTCAAATGCCTCCTGCGTGGTGATGGGCGTAAATTCCATGCATCTTCCTCCCCGCTTTACCCTGCGGTATAGGTATTTCGCCTTAATCTTACAGCAAGACGGCAGACAAAAAGTCGCCCCGTTTCCGCCAAAGGCATAACGGGGCGACTTTTCAGCCAAGGTCAATATCCGATTCTTTGTTTTGCGATCACGTCCGGCGCTTCGTTCGCGGCAGCGTACGCGAGGATGGCGCTGTCAAGCAGTGACACTTCGACGCCCTCCATGATGGCGCGATATCCAAAGCCGCCATTGGAACCAATAGCGCGCTTCTCGCAGTTCGTGGCAGCCTGTGCAAGTGCCGGCTGTCCCATGTGGCAAAGTCGGCCAGAGAAGAGTCCTTGCTCAAACGCGGCGTTCGCGACGATAATCTGTCGCACTGTCGGCAGCTCCGGCCGACGCAGATGGGCGTCTTTCATCGCCGCGGCGAGGATGTTTTGACCGTTGGCGCCATCGACGACGACCTTTCTGACGCCGGGGCCAGCGGCGTGGATAAAGTCTATAATCCAGTCGTTACCGGCTCGGACGGGGCGGCAGTCGATACCCTCGACAAGGATCCGCCCGTCCTCAGTTTTAACGGCGATCGACATGCTGACATACTCTCCGTCGTGTCCGTATTTGACACCGACAAACATCCCTCCGCGCAGTTTGGGCAGCACGGGTTCGTGCAGCTGCTCCCACTCGTCCGGCGTAATTGCCGACTTTTGGTTATACCGGAGCCAGAGCCCGAGACGCTGGATGTTAAAATCAACCTTGTCCGAGCCAATCTCATCCGCAACGGCACGCTCGGAAAACACCGATCCGAGGGACGGGTTTGTCTCATACCAGGCGTCGCGATCGTGCGGATCCGTCTCGTGCTCCACGCTCCATTCGGCCCAGCCGGCATTTTCTTTCGCGCCGGACATGACGTCGGCGCGGAATTTTGGGAAAACCGTTCCGCTGGAGATTGGCGTCGGAGGGGTGCCGAGAAAAATCGTCTGCGGGTTTTTGGAGTCCGTGACGACGTACTTCAGGGCGCTCTCTTGATCGTCCTGGTATTCCTGCGCCTCGTCGATCACAAGCAGGTCAAACCCCTCACCGAGGCCGCCCTTGCTGGTGCGCGTGCGAAATTCGATTTTACCGCCGGTCGAGAGCTCAATATGCTCCTTGCCGTATGCGCGGTACGAGGAGACGATCTCCACGCCCTCCAGTTTGCCAAGCCGATCGTAGAGACGTTCCCACGCTGAATGTGTGGTGGTCGTGCGGTGAGCTGTATGCAAAATGTGCTCGCCGAGCTCGACCAGCCCATACATTTCGCGGATTAACAGCACCTCGTTTTTCCCGTTTCGGCGCGGCACGGAGAACCCGAACTTAGTATGGATCCAAAGTCCTTTCCCCTGCGTGCAGGCCATCATATCCTTGAGCAGCGACTTTTGCCAGTCCTGCGCGCGGCGGCCGCTGTCCTTATACAACGCCGCAGCCTTGGTCCCAAGGCTGCGGCGATACGGAAGAATGTGCGATTGTGTGGGCGTCTGACGCCCCTTGCGTGCAGCCATAAGTCCTCCTGTTACTGACCGATCTCGGCCAGCAAGTCGCGCAGCAGTTGATCTGCGGAGTCGTAATCCTCCAGCTCATAGATATCAGCATCTTCAAGCCAGAGTTTCTCCGCGTCCTCAACACTGCCGCCGCACTCGGTCACGAGGGCATATTCCCCATCCAGCGCACACGGGCGGAAAACAGTCCCATTCTCGGCAATCCAAAATCGCTCGCCCCGTACCGCAACTGATCTGCAGTGATCATCCAGTAACCGGCAGATTTCCTCGAGCATGTCAGCTCTTTTTCTCTTTTCCGTCGAGGTCATAGCGAACCGTCCCTTTCTTTCCAGTGGAAATTTTGTAGTAAGCTCCGGCATGGCGGCTCCCTTGAGCGGGGTGGTACTGCAGCAGCCCTCCATCCCGGAAGTTGACTTTAAAACCGCCACCATCCTCAAAGCGCACTCCCTTCAGTTTGCCTCTGGCCAGAGGGCGGATTTCATACCCATCCGCCTCAAGCGCCGCTTTGAGCTTATCCGGGGTGTATGCCTGCAGCCGTGCAGGATATTGCGCTATCTGTTTGGCCAGCCCGGAGCGCCTTGTCCGTTGGCGCGCAGCTATAGCCTGAGCTTCCGAGGGATACCACTTCTGGCTATGGGCGTTTTGCACGCGTCCTGTGCCCGGATCGTAGATCACAGCGCAGCGGCAGGAGTCGTGCCGTTGGTAAAACTCCGGTTTCGGCTCATCGCCGTAGTCATAGGTCCCGGCGAGGCCTGCACACCAGGCGCAGCAGTTGCCGACAACCCGACGCGTGATCTTTGGGCGCATCCCGAGTCTTTGGAGCTGTCCAGCGTTCGCCCGGATAAACTTATCCACAGAGCTCTGCATCGTGTTTTTGACGGGTTCGTCCAACACATACGCCGCATCGGCATACTGTTCTGCGGCGCAAGCCTTGTTGATAATCGCGCCTACCCTATCGACATCAAGACCCGGCTGCATCGGCTTTATACCGATCCCGGCGCGGCGGCGCAGTTCCGTCTCCACTGCAACCGCAGCATCATTGATGAGATCGTGACCGGCCTGCATAGTCGGCAAGATCGTCCTCTCGGCAATATTATAATACAATTTGCCGCCAGGTAAAACCCCTGCGCTCAAGTTTGATAGCATTGATGTGGATGCCAAATCCCCAACTCTGGCGGCATACGCCTGCACGTCCAGATGTGTGGCAGCTCCGCTTTCAATTTTAGACAACAGCTCAACGATCTTACGGTCATTGCAGTACAGCTCGGCAAACGAGTGTTGCATGCCGACGAGCAGTTCCAGGGCAATGTCGCCCGTGCCCGAATCGGGCACATTCTCGCTCATGCGGCGGATAAATCTCAGCTTATCCTCAACGCTCATACGTCACCGTCCGGGCGAATGCCGCTGATATCCTGTAAGCTGTCCCGCCCGAAGAAGCCGGGGATTGCCTGGTTAATTTTGATGGCGGCGTCTCCAACCTGAGAAAGCGTAGCAGCATCCGGCTCGAACACCGGCTCCCAGATCGGACGTGTGGCCCGAAACTGCTGACGCTCATACGGGTAATCGTCCCGCAGGCATGCGGCGAGGTACCCGGCATTGAGAAATCCGCTCCCGAAGCTCCTCTGCGCCTTGCGCGCTGTCAGGCGCATTGTCTCGTGCGCCGCCTTGATTGCCTCGGACGAGCTTGGGTTATCAGACGGAAAACCGAGGTCGTCCAGCGTCAGCCCGGTCTCGCCTGCAAAGAGTGACGCGAACATACGCAGCTGCTCAGTGTGCGGGACCATGCTCTGCTGCTGGAACTGCCCAACAGTCGGCGAATCGCCCGAATCCTCATCCTTGCCAAAAGAGATCATAGAGCTCATCGATGCGCGCCACGAGTTGAGTTCTTCGGCGTTGTTCGACAGACCGACGACCCACTTTTGGGGGAAGGAGTAAAACTCTGCGCTGATCTCGGAGCGCTTGACCGTACGCATAGCAGAACCCGCCAGCGACATGCACGCGCGGGAGATCCGGCTATGGCCGAACGGCCGAATTGCGTCCGGCCTATATACGATGGGAACGAGGAGCGGCCACCCTACGCGATGGGGATCGACGCGATACGGGGTGCTTTTGCCGGAAGCATAATACGCGGTCTGACTGGGGGTAAAATACGCCTCGAGCTTGGGCACTCCGTCATCCGTACGCTCCAAAACGGCATAACCCTCGTTGAGCAGTCCCGTAATAGGATCAATATAGCCGGTAGCATTGCCGCCGTCGATGATCTGCAGCCGAGGGAAGCCGTCTGTATCTGGAGAGATGTAGACAAAGCAGCACGATGCGATCAGGGCGGAGAGAACTGCGCTATCAAACAGCGTGTCCGGGTTATTCATCCCGTAGATCCCATTCAGATCCGCAAAATCATCGCGAAATTCGCGGAATTGGAGCCGATCCGCAAGGCTGTCAACGGCCTTTCCACACCACCCGAGCGTTGACTTCCAGCCGCGGAGATTTGGTGGAGTGGAAATTTCAAAATCGACCGCAAACCGCTTCATCTCATAGTGCTGATACCTCAGCAGCACGCGTGTCCGCTTCATCTCGAGCTTCCTTCGCATGTAGCCGATGCCCTTCAGT